TAGAACGTGCAATGATTAAATTGCCTTTTGCTGGTATTAAAAATGGCGATATGGCAAGTAAGCAGGTAATAGTTCAAGTTCCATGTATGGAAATGTATGGTCCGAATGAAGTATGTCCAGTACTATCTGAAGTTCGTCCTTGGTTCAAGGAAGCAGGTATGGAAGATATGGGTCGCAAGTATTGGAAGAAGCGTAGTTATCTTTTCCAAGGATTTGTACATCAAGATCCAATGGGTGAAGAAACCCCACCTGAGAATCCAATTCGTAGGTTTATGATTAGTCCACAGATTTTTAAGATTATTCAAAGTAGTCTTATGGATCCAGAAATGGAAGAATTGCCAACTGATTATGTTCAAGGATTGGATTTTCGTGTAAATAAAGCTAGTAAGGGTGGATATGCTGATTATTCAACTAGTACTTGGTCACGCAAGGAATCAGCACTTACTGAAACTGAACTAGAAGCAATTGAAACATATAAGTTAAATGATCTTAATAGCTTCTTGCCTAAGAAACCTGGTGATGTTGAACTAAAGGTTATTTCAGAAATGTTTGAAGCAAGTGTTGATGGTGAAGCATATGATCCAGATCGTTGGGGACAATATTACCGTCCAAGTGGTATGGCTAAACCTGATACATCAGGTACTCAACCAGCACCATCATCAGTGCCAGTAGCATCTAAAGTTGAAGCTACTGAAACAGTTGATGATGTACCATTTGAAACGACCCCACAAGTGGAAGAAAAGTCTGAACCTGCATCTTCTAGTAAAGCAGAAGATATTCTAGCGCAGATTAGAGCTAGACAACAGGCATAAAATGGTAATTAATGCATTAGATTATGATAATCTAATTACTGGCGAGATTAATTTAGCAGAATCCACTGAGGTGTATATAACCGATCACCTCAGTGGATTTACTGATGATTTATCTAATAACATATTGGGTTATCTTACTGATATCGGGTATAATGGTATAGTTTTTACAGAGTATGTTAATGATAATGAATTATCATCTAAGTGGTCTGCTCTTGATCTACGGTTTTCTACTTTACTAAACGATGCTGTATTGAATCATTTTTCATCGTATAATATACACCCTACAATAAAATTTGAAAATTTTGTATGCAGTTTTAATGGTAGTTCACATGTATCAAGGCAACTATTAACATCAATTATTAATAAAATGGGATATTTTGATAGTGATTATTGTAGTAAAAACTTTAATTATAGTAATGAATTTATTGTAGAACAATTGAATAATTTGAATTTGAATGATAATGATGTTAAGCTGTATATGAAATTTTTCCAAAATGATATAGAATTCAATGAAAATATATATTCATTTGGGCATGTGCGATTCGCACATGCATCAAATATTTACAATTTAGAGGATAAACTAACGCAAAGTTTTATTCACATTGTAAGTGAAACTATGGCAACATCTTACAAGCCATATATAACTGAAAAGTTTCTATACAGTATAGTTACTAGGGGATTGTTTTTAGCGTATGCTCCTCCATTGTGGCATAGATACATTGAAAAATATTATGGTTTTAAATTATATAATAAAATATTTGATTATTCATTTGATGGTATTAAAAATCCAGTAAAACGGTTAATTAAATTGATGGAGATGATTTCTAAATTTGCATATCTATCAGTTGATGATTGGATGGATTTATATCAAATGGAAATGGAATCTATAGAATATAATTATGATCATTATTTTAGTAAGCAGTATTTACGATGTTTGAAGAAATATGAATAATGCTGTTATTATGCATTTTCCAGCATATTCTGGTGGGAAGTTTATTATGAATTGCTTATGTTTAAGTAAGTATACTTTGATGATGCATAACCCAAGTATAAAAGTATTAATAAAGGATAATGAAAATTATGAATATAGACTTCATAAAATTATGACAACCTTGCCATCAAAAATAGAAGATATGTCTCAGTGGGTTTCTAAATATGAATTTGGTGATGTAGAAATGTATGGAGATCAAGTTTCACGATGGCATATTGGTGAAAATATTGTTTTTGATGAGAATATAACAACTATTATAAAGAGTAATATGAAATTTTTTATTACAGCACATTCAATAGGAAATGTTAACATATTGTTAGAACAATGGAATGAAGCAACCGTTATCACATTAATAAATTATGAAATATTTCAAAAAATAGCATTTGAGAAAAAAAGTGATTCTAGTAGAAGCATTGATAATGCAAACGAAAGTAAAATAAAGTATAATATGTTAGCTGGCCCACAATGGCCTATATGGGATACATTTCAACATATTGGATATAATATTAATAAATTAACTAAACAGTATCCAAAGAAAATATTACAAGAGATTTGTAATTTTTATCCGATTAATAATGTTAAAAATCATTTAGTGTTTAATATAGATGATAATATATATAATAAAGATAATTTTTTGAAAGCAATGAAAAAATTATATGATGATATGAACTTTGATGATTTTAATGAAATTTTAGTTGAAAAATATTGGAAAAATTATATTAAGCTACACAAAAATTAAAGGAAATAATATGACAAAACCGTTTGATGTGAGTAAATTTAGAAAAAGTATTACAAAATCAATTGATGGGTTATCGATTGGTTTTACTGACCCTACTGATTGGGTTAGTACAGGAAGTTATGCATTGAACTATCTTATTAGTGGAGATTTTCACAAAGGTATTCCAATGGGAAAAGTAACAGTTTTTGCAGGAGAATCTGGAGCCGGGAAATCCTACTTCGCATCGGGTAATATTGTAAAAAATGCACAAGAACAAGGTATTTTTGTTGTATTAATCGATAGCGAAAATGCATTAGATGAATCATGGTTACAAGCACTTGGTGTTGATACAAGTGAAGATAAACTATTAAAACTTAGTATGTGTATGATCGATGATGTTGCTAAAACTATTAGTGAGTTTATGGATAGTTATAAAGCAATGGACGAAGAAGATAGACCAAAAGTATTATTTGTAATTGATAGTCTTGGTATGCTTCTCACTCCTACAGATGTAGATCAATTTAATAAAGGTGATCTTAAAGGTGATTTAGGTCGTAAACCAAAAGCATTAACGGCATTAGTCCGTAATACAGTTAATATGATTGGTGCATATAATGTAGGTATTGTAGCAACAAATCATACATATTCCAGCCAAGACATGTTTGACCCTGATGATAAAATCAGTGGCGGTCAAGGGTTTATATATGCTAGTTCTATTGTAGTAGCAATGCGAAAACTTAAATTAAAAGAAGATTTAGAAGGCAATAAAACTTCGGATGTGCATGGAGTTCGTGCGGCATGTAAGGTAATGAAAACTAGGTATGCTAAACCATTCGAAGCAGTTCAAGTTAAAATTCCATATGAAACTGGAATGAATCCATATAGTGGATTAGTTGATTTAGCAGAAAAGAAAGGATTGGTTGTTAAGCAAGGGAATCGATTGAAATATATTAAATCTGATGGTGATGAAATTATTCAATTTAGAAAAGCATGGGAAAAGAATACTGATGATTGTTTAGATTTATTAATGACTGATATTAGTTCTAATAATTTAGAAGATGATATAAATATCGAAGAAGAACTAATAGAGGAATAAAAATATGAGTTTAGACTTATCATTGGAAATTTGGGAAGCATTAAGACCACATATTGCAGGTGGATTCCAGGAAGCAGCAGATGATTTTGTTACAGTATTAACTGAAAATCTTATTGATCCTGAAGAAATTAATGCAAGCACTACTGATACACATATAAAAAAATCATTAGTAGATCATATTGATGTTGAAGATTATGAAGAAGATGAAGATGCTTTTGGTATAACTGATTATGATGAATATGAGTAATGTGGTACTCAAAAATAACACAAGATTTATCTAACATACCTAAATTTATTGACTATTATAATAATGAGTTAATAAATGCTAAAATAGAAGTTAAGGTAAATGGTAATGTTGAAACTAACATCAAAGAATTACCGGGTATTATGGAACAACGATTTTATCAATTACAAGAGATAGAAGCTGTGTTAGAGTACTTAAATATCCAGTTACGAAAAATTAGACGTAAATATTTTAAGAAATATTT